GTGATTTGGTCTGTCGCTCGGGGTAGAGGGTTGAAGCGATAACGAAGTCGAGAGACCGACGTGGGCCATCTGGTCGGTAAAAGTAACCGAGCCAGTGGATGTTTTCCACATTGTCAGTGAGAAGTGTTTTCTCGACTGAGAGGATTGCGTTGAACGTTGTGAGCAACTCTTGCGCATAAGCGTCAAGATCGATCTTGTCGACAGCGAGGAAGATGGTGCCATCGTCTCCGTAGTAATAGTCCTTGATGGGCAAGGAACCGGTAACTCGGTAACAGGCAGTTCGTGACTGCACTGCGTTGACGAAAGTGTCGATCGCGTTGGTCCACATGGAACCAGACGGAACACCGTTCTTCTTTTGCACGCGGTCGCCGGATGGGGTCCTGATCTTCGTGTTGATGAAGTAGGAAACCATGGCGCGCCAGCGGCGGGCTGTTTGCTGTGGATTGCAGTTCCACACTATCCCTTCACTATCTCTGACTTTCGAGAAGTCAAACCAGTCCGAAAGAAACGCGAAGACGTCGCGGATCTCCCAGGCAGGCACACGGGCATCAAAATTTGACAGGTCTGTGTTCATGGCGAGCTTTGCTCCACTTGCGTGGAAGGCTGCGGCTAGGTGAGTGTGCCCCGAAAGGGCTGTCTCGAGACCTAGGCCGTAGAAGGCATCGTCCTGATTACACTTATCCTTCAAGTGCTGGATTAGCGGAAGGAAGTATCGGGCTTCCTCTGCTACGCACTCGACCGGATAACCCCAGACTGGCCTCACCTTCGTTTTCTCGCGTGGTGACGCGACAACCCGATGGTAGGCTAGAGAGTCGGGGAGAGACCATGGAATTCCACGTCCAATCTCATCCCAAGCGCGATGTATGTGATTGACACCCGCAGGATCGTCCAGAACATCTCCTTTGGTCGTGTATCCTTGGTGGATCCACGGAAAACCGGGGGAGGTGGTTCGAGGAAAATCGCGGTGCTTGTAGGCTGCGCCGAGAGTGAGGGGAATGAGTCGTTCCTTCGGTCGGAGTTCATCCATGGTTTTCTTCAGAATAGCCAAGTAATCGCCGGAGAGGCACCTTTTCG